CTGTATAACACAAGAACAATTATTTGGAATCTTACTTTCACCGCAAAGGCCTATATCTGGCCACCAGTTATTAATCCTTCTGGCGGCAAACTTATTCTTCAGGCAAACAGTAACATATATACTGATTCGACCAACCTTGATGCACAGAAGGTCTATGTAAACTTTGCAACAGGAACAGGTGTCTATACGACAGGTGAAGATGTTTTCGTTGACGCAAGAGGTGTTACAGGTAAGGTTCTATATTTCAGTAATACCTCAACTGGTGTTCTTGTTCTAACAGATTTGAACAAGAGAGTAGAAGTAAACGATTTGGTAACTGGTGTTTACTCAAATGCAACCTTTAAAATTTCTACAGTAGACAATTCACCAACAAAGGCTGTTGCAATTATTGTAACACCTAAACCATCAACTGCCAACGGAAATGGTCCGTATGGATTTGAAGAAACATTTACAGACTGGCCACAAACATTAATATGAGCAAGACAGATAAAAAGTTATCAGAAATCTTTGACCTGGATCCAATATCAACAACAATCGAACCTGTTCAAACTGCCGAATTGGTTACCGTTGAAGATGATGTTGTAGATTCCGATACTGATTATGCCCGTAAAAATATCAGAAACTTGATTGATAAAGGTAATGTTGCAGTAGATAACTTGTTGCAAGTTTCAAAAGAATCGGAACACCCTAGAGCTTATGAGGTTGTTGCTGGATTAATGAAGACAATGGCAGATTTAAACAAAGATTTACTAGAACTACAGAAACGAAGAAAAGATTTAAAGCCACAATTAGAAAATACTGGTGGTAACATCACAGTAGAAAAAGCAGTTTTTATTGGTTCAACAGCAGAATTACTTAAACAAATTAGAGACAATAAATAGGTTACTATGGAAACATTAATTCAACAACTCAAAGTTATTCTTGCAACCAATTTTGCCTTGTATTTAAAGGCACACAACTATCATTGGAACATTGAAGGTCCTAGTTTTCCACAGTACCATTCATTCCTTGATTCGTTCTATAATCAAGTTTGGGAACAGACTGATGATATCGCAGAACACATTAGACAGTTAGATTCTTATGTGCCAGGTTCATTTACAAGGTTCCTTGAACTTGCTGATATTGAAGATGCAACTACTGTGCCTTCTGCATTGGCTATGTTGTTAGAAATTAAGAATGATAATGACCGTTTAATTGTGCATCTTCGTGCCGGTATTGTTGCTGCTGACCAAGCAGGTGAACCCGCTGTATCTAATTTCTTACAAGATGTATTAGGTAGACAACAAAAATCTGCATGGATGTTGCGTAGCATTCTAAAGTGATGCTATGAGTGATACGGGATACATGGGCAACAGTTCCTTAAAAAGAACTGAAGTCCAGATTTCATATACGCAAGAACAAGTATTAGAGCTTGCTAAGTGTGCAAGCGATCCCATATACTTCGTTGACAACTATTGTTATATCGTAACACTCGACCATGGTCTTCAACCGTTCAAACTGTATGATTGCCAAAAAGAAAAACTAGATGTAATCCATAAGAACCGAAAGGTTATCATTATGGAAGGCCGTCAGCAAGGTAAGACTTCCACTTCAGCGGCATACATTCTTTGGTACACACTCTTTCAAGAATCTAAAACAGTCTCTATTCTGGCTAACAAGGCATCAACCGCAAGAGAAATTATATCTCGTTACCAGTTGATGTATGAAAATTTGCCTGTATGGATGCAACAAGGTGTTAAGACATGGAACAAAGGTGACATTGAACTAGAAAACGGTTCTATTGTCTTTACTGCTGCGACAACTGCACAAGGTATTCGTGGTAAATCGGTCAACCTTCTGTATATTGACGAAGCCGCAATCATACCAAACACAGTTGCCGAAGCATTCTTTACTGCGGTTTACCCTGTTATCTCTGCTGGTCAAACAACCAAGATTCTCATTACATCGACACCTCTAGGGTATAACCACTTTTGGAAATTCTGGAACGATGCGATGAACAAGAACAACGACTTTGTACCGTTGTTTATTCCATATAATAGAATTCCAGGTCGTAATGAAGCTTGGGCACTTGAACAGAAACGCCAACTTGGCGAATTGAAGTATAACCAAGAGGTTCTTTGCAAGTTTCTAGGCTCATCCTTAACATTAATTGACTCAGCAACCATTGAGTATATGTCTACCTGCCCAATGGTCTATACTAAAGACGGGTTGGACTTGTATGAGTACCCAATCAAGGCTGAGAGGGATGATGAAGAAAAACTGGTCAAGAAACCTCATGCATATGTTATTGTTGCAGACACCGCACAAGGTGTTGGTGGCGACTACTCTGCATTTGTAATCGTAGATATTACTGATGTTCCATACAAACTGGTGGGTAAATTTAGAGACAACAAGATTGCACCGATGCTCTATCCATCCGTCATACATAAGGTAGCGAAAGACTTTAACAATGCATATGTTCTACTTGAGGTCAATACCAGTGAACAAGTTGCATACATTTTGCAGTCTGAGTTAGAGTATGAAAACATTCTCTATGTCACAAAAACAGGTAAAGGCCAGCGTGTAACTGGTGGTTTTGGTGGTGCCGGTAGAACAAGTTTTGGTGTTGTGACAGACAAGAGAGTAAAACGAATTGGTTGTTTCACCTTTAAATCTCTGGTAGAAGAGAAGAAACTACTGATTCAAGATGCAGATGTAATTTCAGAGTTATCAACTTTTATTGAACACCGTGGTTCTTATGAGGCAGATGATGGTTACCACGATGATTTAGTTATGCCTCTAGTTTTGTTTAGTTGGTTGACAACTAACCCGTATTTCAAAGATTTAAACGATATCAATGTTCGTGAAGCAATGTACCAAGAACGAATTAAACAGATTGAAGAAGATGTTATTCCTTTCGGCTTCATGTCTGACGGATTAGAAGATGAATATGAAGTAGATGGCGGAGACGCCTGGACAAAAGAAGAACCTAAACAAATACCACCAGGTTACTTATCTTCAAATCTGTAAAAAACTAAATAGTGTATAAAGAAAAAATTGACCCATAACTAAGGAGAAATCCATGGCATTTCAGCTATCACCTGGGGTAAATGTATCAGAAATCGACCTGACTACAATCGTCCCTTCAACCGCTACCTCAATTGGCGGTATTGCTGGAAATTTCAACTGGGGTCCAGTTGGTGAAGTGGTTACCGTTTCTAGCGAGGTAAATCTCGTTAACAGATTCGGACAACCAGACAATACAAATTATGAATACTGGTTCTCTGCTGCTAATTTCTTAGCGTATTCTAACAATCTAAAAGTTGTTCGTGCGGCAAACACATCATCAAGTAACAACTCTACAGCAAACGGTACCGGTGTTCTGATTAAGAATTCAGATGACTATGTTGCAAACCGTGAAACTGCAACCAACACAGCTTACGGTCCATTTGCGGCTCGGTATGCTGGTGCTCTAGGTAATACTTTGCGTATTTCTATGTGCCCAAGTTCACAGGCATTTTCTTCAAACGTAACTGTTACTGATAGTTTAAGAGCTAATGCTGTTGTATCCGGTGCTACTGTAATTAATGTTAACGGTGCCGTAAATGCGGCAGTAAATATTGCCAACAACGATTTGATTTCTGTTGATGGTGGTTCAACATACATTCGTGTTACAGAAGTTAACGCAACTGCAATTATGGTTGCAACTGCACCAGGTACAGTTTCTGTTGGTGCTCCAATTCTGCGTAAGTGGCAATATGCTGACCAGTTTGGCGTTGCACCATCAACTTCATCTTATGTTTCTGCTCTAAACGGTTCAGGCGATGAAATGCATGTTATCGTTGTAGATGAAGATGGTGATTTCTCTGGTGGTATTGCAAATACCGTTCTTGAAAAATACTCATTTGTTTCAAAAGCATCTGATGCCATTAACAATGATGGTTCTGCAAACTACTATAAAACAGTTATCAACAGCCAGTCTCGGTATGTTTGGTGGTTAGGTCATCAACCAGGTTCATCAAACTGGGGAACTACTTCTTCTGCAAAGACATTTACCAATATTAATACACCATTCTCTGCATCAATGAGTGCTGGTGCAGATGGTACAATTGGTAACACAGAAGTTACTGCTGCATATAACTTCTTCTCAAATCCTGATTTAGTTGATGTATCATTGTTAGTTTCTGGTCCAGGTAATGCAACTGTCGCTGCAAGTTTGATTTCACTAGTTGAATCTCGCAAAGATTGTATGGTGTTCTTATCACCATTGAAAGCCAGTGTAGTTAACAATGCAGGTTCAGAAGTAACAAGCATTCTTTCACATCGTGCAGGTTTGACAAGTTCTTCATATGCATTTATGGATTCTGGTTACAAATACCAATACGACCGATACACAGATGTATATCGTTGGGTACCATTGAACGGTGACATTGCTGGTGTTTGCGCTCGTACCGACCAAGAACGTGATCCATGGTACTCACCAGGTGGTCTAAACCGCGGTATCATTAAGAATGTTATCAAGTTGGCATTTAACCCAACCAAAACAGACCGTGATAACCTGTATGTTCAAGGTATCAACCCTGTTGTTACATTCCCAGGTGAAGGTACAGTTCTGTTTGGCGATAAGACAATGTTAAATCGTCCATCAGCATTTGATCGTATTAATGTTCGCCGTCTGTTCATTGTTCTAGAGAAGACAATTGCTCGTGCTTCACGCAGCTCTCTGTTTGAATTTAATGACCAGTTTACTCGCGCACAGTTTGTAAACCTAGTAGAGCCTTACTTGCGTGATGTTCAAGGTCGCCGTGGTCTTACAGACTTCCGTGTAGTTTGCGATGATTCAAACAACACAGCCGAAGTTATTGACAGCAACCGTTTCGTTGGTGATATCTACATCAAACCAGCACGCTCAGTCAACTTCATCCAACTTAACTTTGTTGCAGTAAGAACAGGTGTTTCGTTTGATGAAATTGTCGGCCGTTTCTAATAAATAAGAGAGATAGGAGAATATAAATGGCATTTAATGTAAACGAATTCCGCTCTCAAATGGTAGGAGACGGTGCTCGCCCAAATCTATTTGAGGTGAGTATGCCGTTCCCTGGCTTTTCACAGCCTGGCGATGCACAGAAGAAACTGACCTTCATGTGCAAAACTGCTCAACTGCCTGGTTCAACCGTTGGTGTTGTACCTGTTCAATACTTTGGCCGCGAATTGAAGTTTGCGGGTAACAGAACCTTCCAAGATTGGACAATTACAATTATCAATGATGAAGACTTTGTGATTCGTAATGCATTCGAGCGTTGGTTGAATGGTATCAATAGTCACAGTCTTAATGTCCGTAACCCATTAGCTCTTGCTCCTGGCGGATATACTGTTGATGCTGACGTTACTCAATACGGCAAACAAGGTAATACACTTAAGAAATACCGTTTTCTAGGTATGTTCCCACAAGATGTATCACCAATTGATGTTGATTGGGGTTCAAACGACACTATTGAAGAGTTTACAATTACTCTTTCCTACCAGTGGTGGGAATCAGTAGTTGATAACGTAGCTTGATGAAAGGGAGGTCCTTTCGACCTCCCTTTTTACTTTTTAGGATGATATATACATGGCAGGTTTGAAACTATTTGGTTTTACTCTAGGTAAAAAGGACATTGTTCGGGACGAAAAACCCGAGCAGGCCTCTTTTACACTTCCGACCGAGGCGATTGATGATGGCGCGGTTACTATCACACAGAATGCCCATTACGGCACTTATGTTGATTTAGATGGTTCTGTTCGTAATGAGATTGAACTCATCACTCGTTATCGTGAAATGTCAAATCACCCTGAATGTGATATG